CTTGTATGGTGCTGGTGATGAGAAGATTGGTAAGATAATCAACAAGGGAGCAGGAGAAGGAAGGAAGATTAAGAACAAGTTCTTGAAAAAACTTCCTGCTCTGAAGTATCTTAGAGATGCTGTCTCCGAAGCTGCAAAGGAACGAGGATGGTTGAAGGGATTGGATGGACGTATCATCCCTATCCGACACAGCCATGCTGCACTGAACACTTTGCTACAGAGTGCTGGTGCTATAATCTGTAAGACATGGTACGTTTTTATTAATCGTGCTATCAAGAAATCAAACTTGGACGCACAGATTGTAGCGTTCATCCATGACGAAGTACAATTACTAGTAAAGGAAGGACAGGAAGATGCGACAGGAGAACTTATTCAACGAGCTATGCGAGATGTCGAACAACACTTCAGATTCAGATGCAGACTTGACAGTGAATACAAGTACGGAAGAAACTGGGCAGACACCCACTAAGAATTGTACCAAGTGTGGAGAAGACCATCCAGAAGAAGGCTGGTATCCTAGTCATTGGAAAGGTAGAAGTTCTGTATGTAAGGTTTGTTTCTTGGCAGATCAGCAACATCGAAATGCTATTAACAATAAGAATACAATGTATGTTAATGGTAAGTATGTACCAAAATCACATCCATTGTGGAAAGCTGGTAAGTACAAATCTTTTGATGACGCTGCCTTCTCTAGTCTTGTAAACTATGAGTCATCTACTGAAGGTCAGGTCTACATCATTACTAATTCAGCATGGCCTGAGTGGGTAAAGATTGGTATGGCTGTTGATGCTAATGATAGATGTAATGGCTACCAGACAAGCAGTCCATTCCGTGACTACAAAGTAATGTATGCTGCCTCTACTAAAGACAGACGTAATGCTGAGGCTGCTGCACACAAGGCTGCTGAGAAGATAGCTGAACGTAGAGGTGAGTGGTTCAGGATGTCAGTAGCACAAGCTAAGGAGTGTATCCAACATGGACTTTGACTTCCTATTTAAACTAATACTAACCTGTAGCTTCTTTGCTATAACACTATGTCTGTGTATCAAGTGGTTAGTTGAGTCATACCTAGACTACATACAAGTCAAGATGGGTATTCAGGTAATGACACACAGTAAACTAAGAGACCTTGAACACATGATTGGAAAGGATAATGACGATGACCCTTTTGCTCATTGATGGAGACATCATAGCTTACAAGGCTGCTGCTTCTGCTGAGACCCCTATACACTGGGGTGATGGACTGTGGACTTTACACGCTTATGAAGATGATGTAGCTATTCGTATCAAAGATCAGATTGATAAGCTAGTAGATGAAGCCCCTGTTAAAGACTGCATCGTTGCCCTGTCTGACAGGACAGAGAACTTTAGAAAGAAGTTAGCACCATACTATAAGGCTAACAGAACAAACGTGCGTAAGCCTATGCTACTTGGATATGCTGCAAGTTATATGCACGACAACTACAACACAGTTATTTATAAAGGACTAGAAGCAGATGACGTCTTGGGAATACTTGGCACTGCAAATAAAGACACTATTATATGGTCTGAAGACAAAGACCTACTTACTATACCAGCACTTCACTGGATTGATGGTGAGGTTGTGGAAATCGGAGAGCTTGAGGCAGACCATAACTTCTTTGTACAAACTCTTACTGGTGATGCTACTGACAATTACAAGGGTTGTCCTTCGGTTGGTGGAAAAACTGCTGAGAAAATCCTTGAATTTGGTGATGGATGGGGTGCAGTGGTTAGAGCATACCTTAGCAAAGGTCTCTCAGAAGAAGTAGCACTAGAACAGGCACGACTAGCTCGTATCCTACGCAATGGTGAGTATGACACAGACACAGGTGAGGTGAAACTATGGCAACCGAATATGTAAAACATGAAGACTACATGAAGCAGAAGATGGCAGAGTTTGAAAACCGTGCTAACATTATGTGTGAGAAGCTTGCTATCCTGAATGACCGCAAAGAACGTGACATGGTAAACAGTCCTGCTCACTACGCTGATGGTAACATTGAGACCATCGACTACATTGTAGATGTGTTAGGTGACTACGAGGCTATCAGCTACTGTCATGGCAATGTCATCAAGTACACAGGCTCACGCCTATGGAAGAAGGGTAAGCCTATTGAGGATGCTAAGAAGGCTGTGTGGTATCTTAACAAGATGATTGAACTGATGGAAAAAACAAAGGGAGTAAACTGGTAATGCTGGATTTTTATGAGTATCAAATAAAGGCTAGACGTACTGCTATCTATCCTCCAAAGTATAGCATATCCTATCCTGCACTTGGACTAGCTGAAGAGACTGGTGAAGTAGTAGGTAAGATTAAGAAGATGATGCGTGACAACATTCCTCTGGAAGAACAGAAGGAAAAGATAAAGGCAGAGATGGGAGATGTTCTCTGGTATCTAGCAGCACTGGCGCATGACTGTGGGTTGTCACTACAAACAATCGCAGAAGAGAACATAAGAAAACTAAATAAACGTGCGCTTGAGAACAAGCTACACGGAGAAGGGGACGATAGATAATGGATTCATACCAATCCTATATTCATGTAAGCCGCTATGCTAGGTGGTTAGAGGATAAAGAACGAAGAGAGACATGGCCTGAAACAGTAGACCGATGGTGGAACTACATGACAGGTAAGTTTCCTGTACTGTCTGAGAGACCAGACGTTAAGGATGCTATACTAAACTTAGAGGTAGTACCATCCATGCGTACTATCATGACTGCTGGGGAGGCATTAGATAGAAATCATGTTGCTGCTTATAACTGTAGCTTTCTTGCTGTTGATGACCCTAAAGCATTTGACGAGGCGTTACTTGTCCTGATGTGTGGTACTGGTGTTGGCTTCTCAGTAGAGCGTCAGTTCATCAGTAAACTACCTGAGATACCATCAGAGCTTGTTGAGACTGATGAGGTTGTGGTAGTTGGTGACAGTAAAGAAGGATGGGCTAAAGCATTACGCCAGTTAATCTCACGCCTGTATGCTGGTGAGATACCATCATGGGACACATCAAAGGTTCGTCCTTCTGGTGCTAGGCTCAAGACCTTTGGTGGACGTGCCTCTGGTGCAGAACCCCTTGAGAACTTGTTCAGGTTTACAATAGCCACCTTTAAGAAAGCCTCAGGTAGAAAACTAAATAGCCTAGAGTGCCACGACATTATGTGTCAGGTAGCTGCTGCTGTTGTGGTTGGTGGGGTAAGACGCTCTGCTATGATTAGTCTATCAAACCTAAGTGATGACCGTATGCGTCATGCTAAGATGGGTAACTGGTGGAACGATCAGGTCAACCGTAGCTATGCTAATAACTCCATTGCCTTCACAGAGAAGCCTGACATGGGTAGCTTCCTCCGTGAGTGGTCAGCACTGTATGAATCTAAGTCAGGTGAACGAGGTATATTTAACCGTGAAGCAGCCCAAGCTAAGGCAGAAAGTATTGGCAGAGAAAGCCGCAGCGATTTTGGAACGAACCCCTGTGGAGAAATCAGTCTCAGAAGTAGACAGTTCTGTAACCTCTCCGAAGTTGTCATCAGAGAAACCGATGGAGTCGGAGAGCTTGAGAAGAAAACCGAAATCGCAACGATCATTGGGACGATTCAATCAGCCCTTGTGGACTTCAAATATCTGTCACCGAACTGGAAAAAGAACTCAGAAGAAGAAAGGCTACTAGGCGTATCTCTTACTGGTATCTTTGACCACAAGATTATGTCTGGTCAGGGTGAGTATGAGAAGTCTGTACTTGCTGGTACACTAGGTAAGCTTCGTGATATTACTCGTAAGGTAAATCAAGAGTGGGCTAAGAAGCTAGGCATCAATCCTTCTAAGGCTATCACCACAGTTAAACCTTCTGGTACTGTGTCACAGCTAGTGAATAGTGGTAGTGGTATCCATCCACGCTATGCCAAGCACTACATCCGTAGAGTACGAGCAGATGTTAAAGACCCTCTAGCTACTTGGATGCAGGAGAAGGGTGTTCCATGTGAAGTAGATGTATACAATCCACAGAACTTAGTGTTT